AAACCAAATAGTAGAGCAACACTAGCTGATTACTGTCTAAGACAATTAGGTGCTCCAATCTTGGAGATTAATGTTGCCGATGAGCAAGTTGATGATTTGATGGATGACTCTCTACAATTCTTTTATGAGAGGCATTTTGATGGTGTGGAGAGAGTAACTCTTAAGTATCAGATTACATCGGATGATATTAAAAGAGGTAGAGCAAGAGGTGGTGATAATACCCTAGGTATTACAACTAGCACAACAACCTCTGGATCCTTTGAAGAAAATGAGAGTTATATATTAGTTCCAGATAATGTATTAGGTATAGAAAGAGTCCATCAATTTGATAGTAGTGGACTTAGTAATGGTATGTTTAATTTGAAGTATCAGTTATTCTTAAATGATATTGCTTTTAATTTAGGTTACGATGGTCTCCTAAATTATTCTATGACTAAGACATATCTAGAAGATATTAATTTCTTATTAACCACATCTACTCAGATTAGATACAATAAGAGAAATAATAGACTCTATATGGATATTGATTGGTCTGCTGCTACTGAAGGGCATTGGGTAATTATTGAGTGTTATAGAATTATGGATCCTGCTAATTACAGTGCAGTCTATAATGATTCATTCTTAAAGAGATATCTTACAGCAAAGATTAAAAAACAGTGGGGTCAAAACCTCATTAAATTCCAAGGAGTAAAACTTCCTGGTGGTATAGAACTCAATGGTCGTCAGATCTATGAAGATGGTGATTTTGAGTTAAGAGAAATCGAAGAGAAGATGCTTTCTACTTACGAAATTCCAGTCCTTGATATGATAGGTTAACATGCCTGTATCTCCTTTTTTCCAACATGGTTCTCCTGATGAGCAGAGGTTAGTACAGTCTCTGGTAGATGAACATTTGTCAATTCATGGAATTGATGTATATTACATACCAAGAAAACAGATTGTTACTGATGATATCTTAGGTGAGGTACAATCATCTAAATTTAATGACAATTATATCCTTGAGGCATATCTTAATAACTATGAGGGATATGCCAAGGGTAGTGATGTAATGACTAAGTTTGGTATTAACTTAGAGAACGAAATAACTTTAACTATATCTAGAGAAAGATTTGAAGATTTTATTGCTCCTTTTCAGTTTAATTCTACAAACTTACAAGGTGCTAGAGATGGTGATATTGATTTTGGTACTAGACCTAAAGAAGGTGATCTAATATGGTTTCCTTTAGGAGAAAGATTGTTTGAAATTAAGCATATAGAATTTGAATCTCCTTTCTTCCAGTTAGGTAAGAATTATACTTATGAACTTCAATGTGAACTATTCCAGTTACAAGACGAGATTATCGATACAAATGTTGTTGGTATAGATGAAAGATTACAAGAAGAAGGATATATTACGACAATCAATCTTGCTGGTATTGGTTCTACTGCTAAGGCATCTGTAGATACATTTGCACTAGCAGGTGCATTGCAGAAGATTACTTTAAATGATGATGGTTCTGGATACACTTCAGTACCCAATATTACTGTAGCACCTTCTCCTGCTGGTGTATCAACATCTCTAGGTCAGGTAGTTGGATTTACAACAGTTAAAGGTAATTTGGCTGCTATAGATTATGTTGCTATAACTAATCCAGGTTTTGCTTATGTTGAACCACCTGCTATTGGATTTGGTACTCCAGGTGTAGGTGCTGCTGCAACATCCACATTAACTAACAGTGGTATTGCATCAATTAGAATTACACAACCAGGTTCTAACTATGTTTCTCCACCTATTGTAACAATCCAACATCCTCAGTATGTTGATAAGCAGTATGAATTTACTGGTATTGCAACTGCTGGAATGATGGAGATTGTTGGAATTAATACTATGGCAAATATTGCTATTGGTCATACTATTAACTTCAAAGATCTTGGTGCAGTAACACTTTCTGGTGGTGGTATTGTAACTTCTATTGGTTCATCTAGTATTGGTATTGGTACATCTATAGGTGGTACTGGTACTGTCAATACTACATTCATTGGTACTGGTGCTATGGTTGGTGCTAAGCCAGGTCAGATACAAGCAACTGCTGTTGCGACTTTAGAGGGATCTTCTATGTTTAGAATCTATCTAACAGATGCTGGTGTTGGTTATGAAGCAACTCCAACTATTTCTATTAGTGCTCCTCTAGCAGTTGGTCTTGGAACATATCATCTAAATGAAAGGGTAGTTGGATCTGATTCTGGTGCTGAAGCATTTGTTAAGAAATGGGATGCTGCTAATAGAAAATTAGAAGTTTCAATAAATACAGGTGATTTCAGAGCTGGTGAGTTTATTACTGGTACTGCATCCTCTGCTAGATATCAAATCTTCTCGTGGGGTGATGACCTAAGTAGTCAAGCTGCTGGTAGTGAATACTTTATGAATGATGAGTTTGAAACTGCTGCAGATGAACTTCTTGATTTCACTGAAACTAATCCCTTTGGTATACTGTAATGTTAGGTACTTATTTTTATCACGAAATTTTAAGAAAGACAATTATCGCTTTCGGTACATTGTTCAATGATATCCATATTCAGCATGATGACAGATCTGGTGGTACTATTAGTGAAACTAAAGTTCCATTGATATATGGTCCTAAGCAAAAGTTTCTTGCTAAACTTGAACAGCAGGAAGAGTTAAGTAAAGCAGTTGCTTTGACATTACCTAGGATGTCATTTGAGATGTCTGGTATGTCTTATGATTCTAGTAGAAAGAGTAGTATAACTAGAACTTTTAAAGCTGTTGACAATAGAGATCCTTCTAATACTAAAGTAAAGAAAGTATATCTTCCAGTACCTTACAATGTAGGGTTTGAACTTAATGTAATGACCAAGTTGAATGATGATGCATTACAGATTGTAGAACAGATACTTCCATTCTTCCAACCAGCATTTAATGTTACTATAGATCTAGTAGATTCTATAGGAGAAAAGAGAGATATTCCTATAGTACTAGAAAATATATCTTTCAGTGATGAGTATGAAGGTGACTTCTCAACTAGAAGAGTACTAATGTACACCTTCAATTTTAACGCTAAGACTTACCTCTTTGGTCCTGTTGCTGATAGTACAGACGGTCTTATTAGGAAGGTTCAGGTTGATTACTATGCAGATACTAATGTACAGCAAGCTAAGCGTGAGATGAGGTATACAGTTCAACCTGATCCTATCACTGCTGGTCCTGAGGATGACTTTGGATTTAGTGAAACTACTACTATGTTCGGTGATTCTAAGAAGTATAGTCCTACTAGACAGGAGGATGTATAATGAAAAAAGATCCCATAGGTGAAGCATTAGACATAACTCCAGTGGAGGTTAATGATACTCCTGAGAATGGTTGTGCTCCAAGAAAAGATCAACTAGCAAAAATCGATATAGATAAGGACTATGAGTATTCTCGTGCTCAGTTATATTCATTGATAGAAAAGGGTCAGGAGACTCTTAACGGTATTATGGATGTTGCTGATAGTTCTGGTTCACCTAGAGCATATGAGGTTGCAGGTCAGGTATTAAAATCTACTGCTGACATCGCTGATAAGTTAATGGATCTCCAAAAGAAAGTTAAGGATATTGATGAGACTAAACATAAGACTACAAACAATGTTACCAATAATGCCATATTCACTGGTAGCACTGCAGAGTTGCAGAAGATGATCAAGCAAGGGTTTCTAGATGCTAAATAGGGCTTAGATATAAACACACCCTATGCCTGAAGAAATTAAAGAGGAAGTAGAAGAAAAGAAAAATTTGCTACAAAAAGCAAAAGATGCTATACTTCCAGATGAAGAAGAACAAGCTGCTATCATCAGTACGATGGTCAGAATTGGCGTGTTGGTTTGGAGTGGGGGTATACTGACTCTTAACTATGTGACAATTCCAGGACTGGTACAACAAAAAATAGATCCGACATTTATAGCTTCAGTTTTTACGGGAGTTTTAGCTAGCTTCGGAATTCAGACAGCTAGTAAAAAGGGTGATGGAACTATGAAGATGCAGAACGGCAATGGTGGTGGACCTAACGGAAACGGAAGTGGTGGACCTGTCCAAACTTTAAGGATAGAACAAGCACCATTAAAAATCATTGCGGTTGATCCTTCTAAGAATAAAGAAGAACCTTACAAACTTTAAAATCATGCAAAAAATTATTAATGTACTTGCTGTTGCGTCTGCTGCTGTATCTGTTGCCGTTGTCGGTAGTGGGTTATACATATATGTCAATCGTGCATCCATCATTGATGGAATTAAATCTCAGGCTATTGAAGCAGTTCTCGGAGGTGGGGGATTACCTGGTGGATTTGGTGGAGGAGCTCTTGAGTCGCTTCCTTTAGGAACTCCTGATCTTTCTCCTACTGCTCCACAAGCAAATCCATTAGCAGGTGAAAATGCTGCTGCTGGTGGTACTAGCATGGGACTTCCTGTTCCTGGATCACCATTCTAATAAATGTTTTCTTGTAAACCTGTCTATCCACCCGTAACTGGGTGGTTAGAAGTTGGATTGAGTACTGAAGCACTACAGTATCTTTACAATAGAATTGCTGATGCAAAAGGATCTGCTAAGGGTGACTTAGCAGGTCATATTTCTTCTAGTTTAGAGTTAGAAGATAAAGATAATTGGTTTACTAATAATGTATTAATTGGTTGTGCTAATGAATTTAATCAAAAGTTTCCTTATGCACCAAAAGGAATTAATACTGTAGGAGTTAATAAGTTAGTATTAAATGGATTCTGGGTAAATCAACAGAAAGAACATGAATTTAATCCATCACACAATCATGGGGGTGTGTTTTCCTTTGTAGTGTGGATTAAAATTCCTACTAATAGTGAAGAACAAAATAATCAAGATTTCCTGAAAGAAGTCAATGACTCAGTGGCATCTGACTTTGAAATGTCATACATAGATACATCTGGTGCAGTTACATCTTACATGTACAAAATGAATCCAGATATGGAAGGTAACATGTTATTCTTTCCATCTACATTCCGTCATGGGGTATATCCTTTTTACAACTGTAAAGAAGATAGAATCTCAATATCAGGGAATTTGTACTATGACAAAGCTACCGATGAAAATACTTAATGAAGATGGCAAAACTATGTACCAATGTCCTCATTGTGGTCACCAGACAGAGACTGCAAGGGCAATGATACAAGGTCATATGAAATATTTTTGCACTAAAAAATGAATTTATTTGAAATACCATATTATAAATTTACTGTCACTGAATGGAGTAATCAGAAGGATCAAATCCTTTCGATGGTTCCGTTCGGTGATCCTAATGCAAAGGATAAAAATATAACCTTTACAGATTACTTTAATCCAAACCCTCCGATGTATGGTCAGGCATTAATGATGATGCTAGATCCGTACCTTCAGCAATTAGAAAGGGCTAAAAGAGTAACTCAAGTATGGTGTCAGAGATATAAGAAAGGTGATTTTTTTCAACCACATGATCATGGAGCAGTAGGATACTCTGGTGTATTCTATGCAGAGTTACATGAGAATCATACACCAACAACATTCTTCTCACCTTTTGCTGATATAGATGGTTTTAAGAAAAGTTTTATACCAGAAGTTAATGAAGGTGATTTGATTATATTTCCTGCTAGTATCACTCATATGGCAGCACCAAATTATACAGATTTTGATCGTACTATATTTTCATTCAATATAATATAAATATCTTTGTAGCATATTGTCAGATATGAAACTAGATGAAGGTGGTTTAGCTCGTGTGATGAAAAGAGCTAAGGATAAAAGGCAATCTCACGCAACTATATCTGCTGAGAGAGGTGATAAATCCAAAAAGGAGAATAAATCTAGATCTAAGCAATTAGAAAAAGATCTCCGTGGTAGAGGATATGGTCCTAAGAAAACCACTGGTACATATTCAGAGAGGGATAAAGATACTGGTAAGGAGAAAAAGGTCAAGGAGAGATCCTATTTTGTTACCTCAGGTAAGAAGGGTAAGCGTAAGTTTAAAAAGGATATGAAAAAGATTGCTAAGAAGCACGGTCAAGATTCAGTATTGGTTAAGCAGAAAGGCAGCAGCACCGCTAAATTACATGCTACAAGAAAAGGTGGTCTTGGTAAATCAAAATCTGAGACAGCAGGTAAATTAAAAGCAAAGAAAGGAGAATTTAGTACACAGGTTGGTAAAAAGCACATGACTTACGAGGAAGCAATTTTAGCAAAAGCTGAATTGACTAGAGAGGAAGTTAGAGAAGGTGTCATTAATCAGTTAAAGAAAGGTGCTAAAAGACATAAGGATGCAGTAGAGAATAGAAAGATTAAGAATAGAAAGGCAGTACCTTATGCAGCATTATCAGCAGAGCATCAACCAGAAGGTGAGATGATAGAGCATCATCAAAAAGATGCTGATGGTAAAGTCATAGAGCATGGTGATGAAAAGGTAACTGAAGGATCAGCATATGGTATATGGAAGGGTGATGGTAAAAGAAAACTTCCTGGTGATAAAAAGAAGAAAAAGGAAGAAGTAAAAGAGGCAGCACCACTAGCAGCAGTTGCTGCTAAAGTCGCTGGTAAAGTTGCTGCAAAGAAAGTTGTTGCTAGTACTGCTGGTAAAGCTGCTGTAAGAGGAGGAATTAAAGTTGGTGGAAAATCAGGTGGTAAGTTTGTTAAAAAACATGGAACACAATTAGTACAAAACAGGGTAGAGAAAAAGGTTAAACAAGCATTAAGTAAGAAGGATGATCAACAGAATGAGGAAGTTTCTAGGAGAAGTAAACCATCTAATAAAGCTAAGATGGCAAAATTAGATGCTATACTAAAGCGTAGAGAAGAACGGAAGGTATTAGAAAAACAGAATGCACTCAAAGTTTGAAGTTACTAATGTAACCAAACAGGTTCCCGTATTTACAACATCTATAGAATATGAAGGTCTTGCTGATCTAATTAAAGATCATAGAAGACAATACCCAGAAGGGTATCGTAGTAATGTAAGAGCATGGAGAAGTGATTGGTTTACTCATAAGAAAGATCCTAGATTTCAACCTTTTGTTGATGTCTGTTCACAGGCATGTCATTTTTTATGCAATGAATATTTTCAAGCAGATTCAAGTTTAATATGTTCTAATATGTGGGTGATGGAATATGAAGGTGGTGACCATACAAAGAACCATGATCATTTTCCAGATGTAATGTCGTGTGTATATTATGTTGATGTAGAGGAGGGTTGTGCTCCCATTATATTTGAAGATGTTACAGAAGTTAAACCTGAGAAAAATATGCTAATATTTTTTCCATCTTTACTTAAACATAAAGTACCAGTTACAGATGGTAAAAGAACAGTTATATCAATGAATTTTAGATTGTCATCAGCAATGCCAAATATTAAATATAATAATGGTTTTAGTAGATTCTATTGAGTTCAACACAGTGTTCTTGAGTCCACACATTGATGCGTAAAAATACCCATATGCTATAATAAATAAAAGTAAATTTGGGATTGAAAGATCATGCCCCAAGTCCATTATACCGTCGGGTATCATGATGCTCAACAGCATCATTACGAAATTTGTGAGTACGCTACAGACTCATACTCAGCAATAGAACACGCAAAAGAGGATGTTCCTTATTTAAGGGAGCATCCTCATTCTATTGATAGGTGTACTAACGAAACAGGTCTTGACTACATACTAGGACTATGAAACACGAAATTATGTGGTGGATGTCTAGGTTAACTATCATGTTAACATCACTATTCCTGTCATTCTCTTTAGCAGCATCAGCATATGCTGCAGATGCAGGTATTCAAATGGGTGCTAATGGCAACCTAATATTTGAACCAAATGAAGTTACCGTTAATGTTGGTGACACAGTTACATTTACTAATGGGGATTTACCTCCTCACAATGTAGTATTCCTTTTGCATGATGAGTTAAGTCATTCTGACTTATCATTCATGAGTGGAGAGCAATTCCCTGTTACCTTTACAGAAGCAGGTGATTATGAATTTCAATGTGAACCCCATGCTGGTGCTGGTATGAAGGGTGTAGTACATGTACAGTGATGTAGTCTGGTCTATAAATATTATGCTTGGTATCCTACTCAGTTCAGTAGGATATGTGATATACTGGATATTTAAGTATGATGATTGGAATCCTAACCCCTATATTTCTAAACATTCCCCCGAATCTATGGATTCAGGAGATGAGGGATCAGGTATCCGAACAGAATAGAACCCCTGTAGAAGAATCTATAAATAGATCACTTGAGGATTTCTACAATGGGAGCAATGACCCCACCGAGCAGGAAGAGCTGCTACAATTTTCGTGTGACGAAGATAAAGAAAGTATTGGACGGGGATACGATAGATGTGATAATAGACCTAGGGTTCGACCTAGCGAAAACGGAGAGGGTAAGGATTGCTGGAGTGGACACACCAGAGAAGAGAACGAGGGACTTAGAGGAGAAGGCACTTGGCATAGATGCGACCAACTGGTTGAAGGGGAAGTTGGAGGAAACGATAAAGGGTGATGAGGAACTTATTGTTAGAACAGAACTTGTCGGTGGCACTGGGAAGTATGGTAGGCTTCTTGGTTGGCTCTATGTTGGCGATGCTGATATTTCATTGAACGAACAAATGATAACTGAAGGATATGCTTGGGCATACGATGGTGGCACTAAGCAAAAGAACTTTGAGGATCTCCGAGAGATCCGCAGAGCACACGGCACATTAACGGAGTAAAATCATGCCTACAAAAGAACTACTTAAAGAAATTCCTATACCAAAGGAAGCACAACAAATGATTCAGGAAATACCTGAAATAGAACAATTCATTAAACCAGAACCACAAGGTATTGGTTGGGGTGCAGGTATTGGTATAGCAGCAATAGTTGTAATACTTGCTGGAGCATTCGCTAAGTACAAATGCAAGTGTAAGAAATGATTAATCTATTAGCAGCAGCATCGCTGGATTTAAATGAAGCATGGAATCTATCATGGGGAGAGGGTATTCAGTTTATACTGGTACTTGCTTTCGTATATTGGCTTAAAGTTAAGATAGATACTAGAGCAGGTCTAGGTAAAAAGAAACTTAGACAATTAAAAACTGTTATTAAAGAAGCAATCGAAGAAGCTAATGGCTGATGACATCTATCTCGGTAACCCGAATCTAAAGAAAGCTAATACACAAACGGAATTTAGTGCAAAACAGATTCAGGAGTTTATCAAATGTAAACAAGATCCAATATATTTTGCAAGGAACTATATTAAAATTGTATCCTTGGATGAAGGTCTTGTGCCATTTAAGATGTATGACTTCCAAGAGAAGTTAATCAGCAATTT